CAAGCTCGAGGATTACAAGATCGAAGCGCCGGCCGGTGCAGATCCCGAATTTGTCAAGACCGCATGCGCATGGATGCACGAGGCAGGGATTCCCATGCGTGAGGGGACGGAGCTTGCCAAGCGCTGGGCCGCGTTCGGTGACAAGACGTTGAAGGACGACCAGGCGGCATGGGCGGCGACGCTGACCAAGGAAACCGGCGAGCTAACGGCGGAGTGGGGCGAACGCGCCAATGCCAACCGCGCGGCGGTCAAGGAAGCGCAGAAATTACTGGGCTGGGACGATGCGACGGTGGACGCGATGGCGAAATCCATCGGTCTTAAGAAAACCTTTGCCGCGCTCGCCAAAGTCGGTCAACCGATGCTGCCGGCCGAGTTCAAAGGCGGCGAAGGCGGACGCGGCGCCGGTGGTTTCAACGCCATGAATGCGGTCGAAGCACGGGCCCGGCTTAACGAGCTTATGAGCGATTCTAGCTTTGGGAAACGCATTGCTGCGGGTGATGCTTCTGCACGTCGAGAGTTCGATCAGCTCAACGTCATTATCTCCGACCATACCACTGCGAGTGGTCACACGGCAGGCGCCCCTTTCGGCATGCAAGCGAGCTATCGATGAACGACGCCATTGACGCGCGGCGCAGCATCCGCCTAGAGTGCTTGCGACTGGCTTCGCCTCTATTAACCAGAGGTGAGGCTTACATGATCTTAGTAGCCACGAAGTTCGAGCACTACGTCGTGGCCGCTCCGGGTAGGCCCAAGCCGAAAGGCAAAGCTCCGGTGACTCGCTAAAGCAGCGCGCGCGGACGGCGCGTTATCCGTCAAGTAGTCGGCTCCGAAATGACGCGTAAGCGTCGGCAGGGCAGGCCCTACGAGAACCGTTTCGTTTCGATTCTCTTCGGGGGCCTCCGTGTCCATCAATCTTGTAAACCTGTACGTACAGCAGTACGCAACGACGTTGCAACTGCTGTTGCAGCAAAAGGGATCGCGCCTGCGCGGCACGGTCATGGAAGGCCCGCACATCGGTTCGCAGGCGTCGCCCGTGGACCAGGTGGGCAAGATCGCGGCGAACAAGGTGACGTCCCGCTTCGGCGACATGCCGCGGGTGGACGCAACGACCGACCGTCGTTGGGTATTCCCCACCGACTACGATCTGCCGCAACTGATCGACTCGTTCGACCGGCTGCGCCTGCTCAACGATCCGAACAGCACCTACGTCACCAACGCGCTGTACGCGATGGGACGCGCCATGGACACCGAAATCCTTAACGGGATTCTCGGCACCGATCAGACCGGAATTCAGGGTGCAACTGCGGTGCCGTTCCCGTCGGCGCAGATCATCAATACCGGCGTCGGCGCTGCCGCTGCGGCCGGCCTCAACGTCGAGAAGCTGCGCCAGGCCGGGCAACTCCTGATGGCGGCCGAAGTCGACCCCGACGAGGCGCGCACCATGGTCATCACGGCCAAGCAGCATTACGACCTGTTGCGCGAGATTCAGATTATCAGTCTCGATTTCAACAGTCGGCCGGTGCTGGTCGATGGAAAGATCATGAATTTCCTCGGCTTCAACTTCGTGCACACGGAGCTGTTGCCCACCGGGACCGACGATCTTTCCGGTACGTCGACGCAGGTGCCGTTCTACGTCAAGAGCGGTGTGTACCTGGGGATGTGGAACGACATCAATACCAACATCTCCTTGCGCAATGACCTGCAGGGCATTCCGTGGCAGGCGTACTGCAAAGGGACTTTCGGCGCGACGCGCTTGGAAGAAAAGAAGGTCGGCTTCGTCTGGTGTCGTTAAGCCTGACCCTCTGACCCTCACGTAAAGGAGCATTGCCATGGCTGTAGTCACCACGAAATCCAGCGCGATTACCGGGCTCGACGCCAAGCCCGCGCAACCGCAGAACGCGCGTCTGATCGGGGGTCCGCTGCAAAGCGCCGCTGCAACGGTCGAACTTGGTAGCGCCGACTCGATCAATTCGCAGTACCGACTGTTTCGCGTGCCATCGGGCGTCTGTCTGCGATCGCTCACGGTTTATTGCGATGCGATTACCAGCGCGGCAGCGAACATCGGCGTGTATCGAACGGCGTCCGACGGCGGTGCGGTGGTCAATGCAACGGCTTTCGCCGCTGCGGCGTCTATCGCGACCGCTATCAGCCTCGGCAGCAACCTGCTGTTCCAAGGCGATCCGACCAATGGAAACGCCAACGATATGGGGCTGGCATCGATCGAGAAAATGTTGTGGCAGGTTCTCAACCTCGCTGCCGATCCGTATGTCGAATACGACATTGTCGTCACCTTGACGGCAGCGGCAACGGCAGCCGGAACGCTGTCGGCGCACCTGACGTTCGTCCGCTAACCGTCTTCGGTGGTGGGGTGGGGTAGTACGGCGGGCCACTTCGGTGGCTCGCTTTTTAAGGAGGTGAGCAGATGGCAACGCGCAAATATTCAGCCGACATCGGCTGCACTAAAGAGACAGTAACCGACGGCGTTGGATCGGCAACGACGACGGGCATCGAATGCACCTTCGACCTTGCCAAGGTCGATACCAGGGAACACGCGGTGCTCGCGCTCGAAGCGATCACCGAGTACATCCTTAACGGTATCTGGCCGCCCGCGTAATTAGGCAGCAGTGGCTAACGATCCGGTTTCGATCGCAAACCGGGCGCTCACGCTGCTCGGTGTTCATCGTATCGTCTCGCTTACCGATGCCAGCGCGCCGGCGCGCAGCATCGCCAGTGTGTTCGATCAGGTGCGCGATTCCGAGCTGCGCGCCCACGTCTGGAACTTCGCCCTCAAGCGCGCCACGCTGGCTGCGCTGACCGCGGTTCCGCCGTTCCAGTTCTCACTCGCCTATCAGATCCCGACCGACTGCCTGCAGGTCGTTATGGTCGGTGACTTCTACATCGGCGTTACGCTTACCGACTACCGGACCACGGACGAATCGGCCTACGCCATCGAGGGTGGGCAGATTCTTACCAACCCGATCCGCTTCGTGCCGGTCGATGGGCTCGATCCCGAGTTGACCGCACCCGAGTCGTCGACGGGCTTGCCGCCAACGCCGCCGCCGCTGCATATCCGCTACATCGGCGAATTGACCAACACGACGCAGATGGACCCGCTGTTTTGCGAAATGCTGGCGTGCAAGCTCGCTGAGACGTGCTGCATGGACCTGACGGAGAGCAACGACAAGCTGCAGGGTGTCGCGGCGTTTTACAAGCGCGCGCTGCAACGCGCCGTGGCGATCAATGCTATCGAGAAACCACCGGAACCGGAGCCCGATGATTCCTGGATCATTTCCCGGATTGCACGGTGAAAGCGTCGCCGATCCTCACCGCGTTCAATGCTGGTGAGCTATCGCCGCTACTCGAGGGTCGCGTCGACCTTGCCAAGTACAACAACGGCTCGCTGCGCCTTGAAAACATGGTGCCTACCGTGCAGGGCCCGCTGTTGCGGCGCATCGGCCTGCGCTTCGTTGAGCCCATCCGCAACGACACTATCAGCAAGGCGTGGCTGATCCCGTTCCAAGCGGCGGTGGGCTCGTCGTATGTCATTGAGCTGGGCCCGCTCTATTTCAGGTTCTTCACCAACCATGGGTTGATTCAGGCGGTCGCGGTCGCCTACAGCACGATATTTACCTATCAGGTGGGCGACGTTGTCGTGGTGTCGGGTGTCAACTATTACTGCGTCCAAAGTGGGATTAATCACAATCCGCCGACGAGCCCGACCTACTGGTTCCCGATGCAGGGCAGCGTTTACGAGGTGCCGCATAACGTCATCTTCGGTGACCTGACCAACATCGACGGCACGTGCGCGTTCCAAGTGGCGCAGTCGAATGATGTACTTTACATCGCGCATCCGAAGTATTTCCCCTCGAAGCTGTTTCGCACCAGCGCTAGCACGTTCCAATGGACGCCGCTTGGGCAGGGACCGGAAGAGGTGAAAGAACCCTTCGCGCCAGTTAACCTGGGCGCGACCACGGTGTATGCGGACACCGATACGGGGCCTACCGTGAACCTTGTGGCAAGCGCGCCGCTGTTCACAAGCGACAATCTCGCGCGCTCGTTCTACATCGGGCAGCCAACGATATTGAGCATCCCGCAGTGGGTGACGGCTACCGCGATCACCACAGGTGCGCGCGCTCGTGCTGGGCTGAACAATTACATTGCGCTTAACTCGGCCACTACGGGCAACGTGCGTCCGTCTCACACCGATGGCGCAGTGACCGATGGCACGCCCGGCGTCACGTGGCTGTATACCGACGATGGTTGGGGTGTGGTCGTGATCCAGTCGATCGCCGACGACGAGCACGCTACGGGCATCATCACCAAGCGCTTGCCCGGCATGGCGGTCGGATCGAGCAACACAACAACGAATTGGGCGGGGCCTGCGTGGAATGCGACCGATGGATTCCCGCGGGCAGTCACCTTTTTCCGCGATCGGCTGCTATGGGCGCGCGGCCAGACGTTCTGGAGCAGTGTGTCCGACTCGTTCGAAGACTTCACCCCGTTCTATGGCGGCCTGGTCACACCCGATGCGGCCTTGACCGCAACCATCGCAGCGGACCAGAACGACGCCGTCAACTGGATGCGCGCGCTCGATAGCCTGATT